ATAAAAGTGTTTTGCAATAGTATCTACATTTTCAGCAGCATAAATAGCTTTGTGATAACCTTTCGTATCCACTACTTCACCTTTGTCATTTAGGAACTTCCCAATAAGGTTATTAATGTTTGATTGGCGATCTGCAACTTTTTCTACATTTTGAATACCATATCTAAATGTTTTTTCACCTAATTTGAAATCAAAACCTTTGAAATCTTGTGTAAACATTTGTTTAGTGTTTTCTTTAAATGCAGAATGCTGTTGCTCAGCTATTTTCTGATTCTCATTATATCGATTGAAAAACTCAGAAGCTTTTTGCTGCTCAGGGGATAATCCAGGTCTCAACTTGATGTCTGAATAATATTTGTCCTTTAAGCCTTCTAAAAACTTTTTTGCTTTTGCAACCTCTTCTTTTTTTGCGAGTTTCTTTTTGCGGATGTCTCGCTCCTCATCTATTTCTTCGTCAAACTCAAATCTGTCTTCCATTAAAAAATCAATTTCAGCAGCGTCTAAATGTGACTTTGTTTGTTTGTAGTATTCTGTTAACAATGTATCTGAATCCACATTACTATAATCAGCGTTTAACCTTACATAGTCTTGTAAAGTCCCACCAGTTTCTTTCATAAAATCAACTAGCTTTTCTACGTTTTCAGGTAAATCAGCTTTAGGAGCAGATTCAAGAACTTGTTCTTTAGTTACTTCTTCTGGAGTTTCACCTATTGTAATTACTTCTTCAACTTCTTCTTGTTTGTTTTCTTCAACCACTTCTTGCAGTCCCACTTCGGGTTTTTCATCTTGAAGCACAGCTTCATCTGTTGTTTGCTCTTGAACGGCATCTGTTTCTGTTTTTTCTGTTTTAGATAAATCTACCTTAGTAACGTTATCTTCAACTGTTTTAGGACCTTTTCTAAGATCCACTTTAATTGTTTCTGACATGATATAATATTATAAAATTAATAAACACTTATCACCTAGGTTCAAATTGCTCTAGGCCAAACCCTCCGAGGTTGTCAAACCCGGCTGATTCAAAATTCTTTGGTAAAGAATCATTTTTTCTTTGATCAATCAACTCACTCTGCTGAGTCGCTTGTATTTTTGTTCTATCGTCTTTACGATCTTCTTTATATTTTTCGTTTTCTTTTTTTACACCGGCTTGAGCTTCAGCTAAACGCATATTGTATTGGAATTCTACTTCCATCAATTGCTTTTTAATTTCAGCTTCTTGTTGTAGCTTTTGAATATCAAATTGAGATTTTGATTGCTCTATTTGTATTTTAGTTTGTGCTAAAGCTTGTTGCTTTTGTACTTCTGCCATAGCCGCTGCTTCTGATGCTTGCGCATTTGCTTGGGCTTGCGCTTGAATGTTGGCTTGCTGAGCCGCTCTATCTGCTTCTTCTTTTTTCTTTCTTCTAAACTTAATAGATTCGTTTGCTAGCTTTATATTTTTAATTTGTCTAATGTCAATAGCATCTTCTAAATTAATACCACCTGATTGCAGCGCAACTTGAATGTTTTGTTCTAGTTGTTGTTTTTCTTCTTCGTCAGGTTCTAATTCTAAAAAGATTCCAAAGTCATGCAGGTTTAAATCTACAATTTCTTTTAAAATTTCAGCATTGTATATTGATATACTAGATTCTATTGATTGCCTTGTTAAAGGAAACTCTATTAAATCAGCAACTTTTAAAGATATGTTTTCACACGTTTTAAGAGTTAAATATAAACTACCTTGTAATATATGTCTTGTAGCTACATTTGATTGATTAGCGGCCATCTTTTGCAATCCTACTAAAGCGTTTTTATCTGGAGTACTTCCATCTCTTGCTTCATTCAATCCGGTTACGTCTCTAATCATTTGTAAATAATACTGATATGTATTAATTAAAGAAGCTATCTTACCTTGACCCGATGATGAAGTTAATTGCTGAACAGGTACTTTACCTCTGTTCATATCACCGTCTTGCGTAAGCGACCTACCTACAACACTACCAGTTTGAAAATACATATTTAATGCTTCTGCCGGGCTGTAAGACGTTCCATTTCCTAAATCAACTTCAGCTAAACCGTCCATATCTAAAAATACTCCGTCTGGAACTATTTTAGCCATAACTTGTTGCAGCTTTAAATGAGTCAGCTGAATCATATCAGCAAACCCTGTAATACGCCCAACTAAAGATTCTATTTTGCCTTTGTACATTCTAGGTGCACAAATAGAGTAGTTCATAGAAACTTTCGTAGTATCAGCAAATGGTCTAGTCATATTTTCAGCTAGTTCCCATTTAAGCATTTTGTTGTAACCTAAAACTTTTACACCAGAGTATATAACTTCTATAGTTCTAGACACTTTTTTAAAGCTGTCATTTTCAGGTGGATTAAACTCATCTGTTTTTTCAATAGCTTTTTCTAACCCTTGATCTGTTTTCTTTATTTTGAATACCTGATTTCTATATGTTTTATATTCAAAATATACCAAAGAAACTTTATTGTCATCTTGATTGCTATAACCATTAAGATAGTTGCTAGACCCGCCCATCTTCTCGATCTCTTTCATTTCCTCGTTGCTAAGACTAGGAAATTCTTTTTTAAGCTCAGCTAATGTAACGTCTTTAGATTCTCCTACGTAATAAAGATCTCCAAAATTAGGGTCCTCTGTATAAGAATAAACTAAATTAGCAGGATCAACGTAATCAACAGTAATACCTTCTGCTTTATTAAAGCTTGTTTTAGTAGCCGCAATACCTATAGTTGTTAAATCGTAGTTTAACCTACGTTTTGTCAATGTATATTTATTAGTGTCTAATACCGTATTAATTACTTCCTCTTGGGCTATTTCTATATTTTGCTTGTAATCAAGCTGCATATACAGCGAGAGTTGATTTTCATTTTCAGGCAACATAGAAGGATCTTCCACATTATAAGTATCCATACCTAACTGAGACATCATTTTTTCATTAAACTCTCTAGTATTCATATCTGCAACAATAGCAGATACGTGCTCTGTTCTTTGTCTGTTTGATTCAGGGTCTTGAGCAAAAGCTTTTATATCGTAATTTTTTTGTGATATACCGTTAACTACTATATCTACAAACTTAGGTATTACGGGAACTGGTTTCCAATCTAAATTCAAATAAGATAAATCGCCATTTATTGACAACTCATCTTTATATTTTTGAATAGACTGCTCTCCTCTAGCGTACAATCTAAGTTGATGAAATCTACTATAGTTTGACGAAAACCTATTGTTTGATGCTCTGGAACCTCCAAACCATTCATGCTCGATTGCCCTACCTACTTTTAAACCGTATTCTAGACTAGCCTTTTCTTCATCGCTAACAGTCTGTGTAGGAAACGAGCTATTGTAATTAGTTTCTATCATTTATTTTATTATTTTCGAAATGGATCCGTTATTGTCGTATCTTTTAAAAGGTAAAGCTATTTTACTTTTCTGCTTAGTAGCTACTGGTGTGTATCTATTTTTGTTACAAGCCATAATAGCTAATCCAGAGCTGATGGAAGCATCATGCTTTGTCCTGTTGTTTATGTTAAACTTTGCCCAGTCTTCTAGGGTTCGTTGCATGTACATATTACCATACCCCTCTCCCGTGTAACCAACGTGGGTTTCTATATAAGATTCGATTGCAGCAGCGTGAGCTTGTTTTATATCTTCACTTGAATTGGGTATACCCCCGATTTCTCTTTCTGTCACTGATAGTTTATTCCAAACTTTGTCTGGTCTATTCATGCTATATCCTCTGTATCCTCTTCTTTTAAAATGATACAGTAATCTAGGCTTATTGTTTTCCGCTAATAGTGGCATACCATAAAATACACAAGCCATTAATACATCTTCAAAAAACATTTCAGCTGTTTGAGGTCTTGCTATATACTCTAAGAAAAAACAGTTAGGAGGAGCATCTTCCATACTAAACTTTGTTAATCCATGTAAAGCTCCATTAGAACCTCTTTTATCTACAGTGCCCGATATATCATAGCTATCACAACCAAACGCACCCATATGTTCATTTCCTGGATACTTAATACCATTTTTTATTATTACCTGGTTTTGTAGATTATTCGGTGGTACCCAAGAGATTTTAAATCTACCGTCTTTATTTGGGTAAAATACGACTCTTGTGTCTTGCACTCCGTTTTCCCAAGCAAAGCTACCTGTTGTAACTACGGCTGTATTTTTTAAATCTTCATTATAGTCTACCTGCTCGTATATTTTGGTAAGGTTGAATATAGACTCTTTGGCTTCATCTCTGAAAGCGTGCTTCTCTGTTCTTGGGAACTGGCGGTAATATTCGTTTAATCCGTCTTGATCATTTTTCAATCCGTCTACTTCGTTCTCCCAATGCTCTATAACACCATAATCTATTGGTTCTCCGTCGACTCCTTTAATTGGCTCATCTGGTGTGTTAAATACAGGTAATCCAAAAGAATCAATGAATCCTTCGTAGTTCCATTCCATAGGTATGAACAAAGAATATAATCCTGAGCTAGTCTGCCCGTTGCGGTTTCTTTTTGTAACATCTGAAGCATAGTATAAGCTTTTAAAGTTATTACCTCCTTTTTCTAAAGCATTAGATGTTGAACCCATCATACACTTACCAATAATTTTACGCCCTAAACGCAAACAAGTTTTTGTAACTCTCCAGTTATTTAATATATTATCCGGTCTCTCCCACTTACCACTTTCATCGTGTACTAATAGTTTTAATTTTTCACCATCATAAGAGTTATCTCCTGTATTTTTCCAGTCAATAGTTGTGTCTAACCCTTCTAGTTCGTCTTGGGTTTCACCTTCGTTAAGTTTACGTCTGGTGAGTCTTGACGCGGGTACCCTATAAGCGAGTTCCGTTTTTGGTCTGTCCATACCGTCTTGTATGGGTTTGAAAAAGAACGGATAGTTGCTCGAAATTGGTACAACCTTATCTGTGAACATCTTTTTCGCATCGGCACCAGATTTGGACAATATCCCAAACCGTGAATCCGTTGATATGGTTGCCATATTAACCGTCTCCCCTGACGCCATGAATGAAAATCCTGAACGTCTGTTTTTGAGATACGACATTCCATAACAGCGGTTGTCAGCTTTACACGCTTCCCAGAATATGAAGAATAACCTGTTGGACTCCCTAAAATCTGGTTTCCCAACGTCAATTTTGGTCCACTGCAAGTACATGTAATGAGTACCAGTAATGTAAGTTGGATTACCATTATTATAAAACCAAAAACCTTCTTCCCTTTTTTCAAATTCTTTATCTATATATTCGTACCACTTTTCTTTAAAATCGGATGGGTATTTTTCCCAGTCAAAAACGCTTTTTATTTTTGTTAATTCTTTTGGATATTCTGAAGCCTCCCAGAACTGTTCTTCTTTCTTAACAGAACGTTTTTGTACATCTTTTGTTGCTTCTGGCAAAGCGATTCTAAGATTTTGGATATTATATATTTCTCCAATCTTTCCAGTTTTGCTAATAACCACGACGTCATGATCAGCATTGTAACCATATTCCCATTTTTTATAACGATTTAATCGTTTTATTACTTGAGGCTTAATGTAGTTTTCTTCTACACTGTATAAAGTTTGTTCGTACATCTTA